CGCGTCGTTCGGGTTAAATCAAATGGCAGCGCTAAGTATGTAGAACTGTCTGTAGAGTGCTTGCGGACGCGGGTTCGATTCCCGCCGGCTCCACCATAACATTCTGTATCCCGCATGGGATATGGGCTTAGGTCATTTTAGCGTTCGGGTTTGGGTAGGTGTCCCAAATGGGTGTCCCAATCCGAACCGCCAATGGCCTATAAATTACCTGCGCATCTCTGCCGGAATCGCTACGGCACGCTGTATTTCCGCTTATCGATCCCGGCTCAGTTTCGCTCCCACTTTAAACAAGGTGAGATTTATCGAAGCCTCGGGACGACCAGCATCAAGGCGGCAGCACCAACTGCCCAGCTTTTGCATGTGACTCTCACTCGGCTTTTCATTGAACTTCAACAAATGGATGCAGAGAACGGAAAACAAGCCACTGACGCTGCTTTGGAAAAACTCAAGGTTTCGCCCACTATCCGGGACAGCATGCGGGTTGCCCGTCTAGAGCTGGCATTGCAAGAGCGTGAAAAGGAGCTGGAGCAACGAGAATGGGAAATCGTCGGCATCCAGGAACGGCATGCTGTCGAACTCAATGCCATCAAGTCTGTTGCTGGAAGTCTCAGCACTGCCGCACCGTCCCCGAAGCCTCAATCTCCCCTCATGGAAGAAGCGGCTAAGGCATACATCAAAGAAAAGACTGTGCGCGGCAAATGGACGGCTAAAACCCTCGAAAAGCGGAAAATGTGGTTTGACCAATTCCGGCAATTCATGCGGGAGCGCATTGGACGCGATCCGCGTATGGATGAAATCGACAAAGATGCAGTAACGGACTTTCTTGCCTTGTTGCAAAAGCTCCCGCCGAACATCAGCAAGAACTATCCAGATAAGCCCTTAAGTGAAATCGCGGCATTGGGCCTACCTCCGTTAGCCTCCTCATCTATAAACGGTCACATGGGCTTTCTGAGCGGCTTTTTCACATGGTGCAAGGAGCATCCCCGCTATCGCATCGACTACAACCCAGCCTTTCGCCTAAATATTGAGGAAAGACCTAATCGGGAGCTCCGGGCGTTCACTAATGATGAATTGATCGCCTTCTTTTCATCGCCAGAATTTAAACATCGCACCTTTTTGCACCCGCACTACTACTGGCTGATCCCTATGGCATTGCATACCGGCGCAAGGCTGGGGGAACTGTGCCAGCTCTCACTATCAGACTTCGTAGAAAAGGACGGCATCCACTGTATCCACATCCAAGACGGACGGGAAGACCAGCAGAGAGACGATGATAGAGATAAAAAGCGCGTCAAAAACGCCAACGCCATCCGCTTGGTGCCGGTTCACTCATTCTTGATCGAAATAGGCTTGTTGCGCTATGTCGAAGCAATGAAACGGAAAGGGGCAGTCCGTCTATTTCCTGAAATCGATCTTTCTATCAGCTCAAGCCAAGAGGCGTCAAAGTGGTTTAACGACAGGGGCCGCTACAGTGATAAGTGCGGCGTAACCGATCCAGACACAAACTTTCACTCATTCAGGCGCACATTCATTACCAGAGCAATCAAAACCAATGGAGGTGGCGGTGCCAATGAGCGTCAGATAGCCTCTATCGTGGGACATGAACACGGCTTGATAACTCTTGATGTATATTTTGACGATGATGCCCAGGAAGGCCAAGCGACCGTCGAAAAATTCCAGCTACCGCCAGAAATTCGCGCACTGATACCAGCGGTCGAAGAAGTCACCTTTGGCAAAGGCCCACCCCGTAAAAGGCGGGCTAAAACTAAACCTCAAGACTGACACGCGCCGACCTGATCCGCTTTAGCATACGTGCCAACTGTCCCAAATGCCATTCCCCGCCTTGCGGCGCTCTAACCCCGACAAGGTTAAGCTCAGTCACCATTTGGCGCTGTGTAAGGCCCCGAGCCTCAAAACCATCTACCAGCCCAGACAGTCTCATGGCAAAGATGTCGGCTGCTTCCTGTCGCGCCTCAACGTTCCGCTTGAGGTTTGATGGGCCAGCAATCCCCAGCTTCACACCCCGCACCTTCGCTGCACGTAATGCATCCTTTGTCCGTTCGCTGATGCGCTTGGCCTCATGCTCCGCAAATGCCGCCATGATGTGAACGGTCAACTCGTTAGCGTCCGGCATATCGACTGCCACAAATCCGACCTTAGATTCCATCAACCCCGAAACGAAGTGAACATTCCGGGCCAGACGGTCAAGTTTCGCAATCAAGAGCCTGGCCCCAGTCTTGCGGCATGCTTCGATTGCAGCACGCAACTGAGGCCGCTTAGTCAGCGCATCAGCACCCTTACCCGTCTCGGTCTCGGTGAACTCGCTTACCAACTCCCAATCACCGCCATTTAGATAACGACCTGGTCCATCGCCATGCTGGTCGATACTGCGCCATTATCAAAGGTCACACCAAGGTCAGAGCCCAACAGCGCGACATAGTTTTTTGTCGCAGAACTCGCGCCGGCGCCTGCGGTTATGGAATCTCCGAATGCTCGATAGGTCATGGTTATTTCTTGATGTAAGTTGTGAGAGAACACTGATCAGGCGTACCAGGCAAATAAGTGCCGCCGGACCACGTGCCGTTGCCTGATTGGACCTTCCCCGCAAGGGTTGCGTAGTGATAACCCTCTGAAAGACCGGTCTTTGGGAAGCTGATGGTGTACGGTACGGCGAATCCACCTGCTACGGCCACATAACCTGCAGAATAAGAGCCAGGTTCCAATGTGGAGATTCCATCAAAACCGACTGCAGTCGAATTCAGTCCGGTTCCAGTTTGCGAAGAAATACCACTACCGCCCACCAGCACGATTTCACCAGCCCAGCATAGGAACTCGTTGCGAATCTCCGTGCCCAACTCCACGTAAGAAGTGCTCGTAGTCGCATGATTTGATGTGAAGCCTGCATTACCCGCTACACCTGGATCATTGAACCACGATCGCACGAAGCGCTGTGCCGCAGTGTCTTGCCATGCTGGCCCGGTGATCGGGCTAGCCATACCGACCAAAGTTCGCGTCGGATCTCCGGACTTGATTTCCACGCCCGTGGTACTGTCGGTGACATGGCCGGTGGTCGATGCTTCGAGAGTCATCACGCCCGAATTCATGTAGGCATAGATGTAGTACAGCGAGCTGACGGTCATGCCGGTGGCAGCCAAGCTTACGCCAGCGGACGGGATCGATTGCGGAATACCGTTGATGATCAGCTTGTTCCCGTTATACGGAGACAGCACCAGATTCGCGCCGGACTTCGCGAGGCGGCATTGTCCGCTCTGAAGCAATTGACCGAACTGAGCGGCATGCTGGCTCTGTGTTGCGGCTCCGACCTGTACCGCTCCACCACTACATTCGATCAGGACGAAAGAAGTTATATCTGGCCGCCAGACGATCAGCGCCCGGCCATTTGCCACCAGTTCGCCACCTTGCAATGCGGCGTGTGCAGCCCCTACAAGCGGCGATGCCGCGATAACACCAGGGTTCGGCGTGAAGGTAGTGGCGCCCGTGTTGGTATTCTTGATCTTTACCCAAAATGGCTGCGTGTCGCCCACGGATGTCGGCGGCAGAGGAAATGAGGCTTGCACCACGTTGACGGTGCTACTGACGTCGACTCCATACTGCAAATTGCCCGATTGAAGCAATGACAGTATCGACGCCGGCAAGATCGGCGCACCGGCATAGGCACTGATGCTGCCAGATGTGATCGTTGTTTGCCCAAACGATACAGTAACCACCCATAGCCCTACGTATCCTGAATCTGGCGTTGGCGTGACTTGTGATCCGGTCGTAGCGGCAGAGCCTGCTTTAATCGTGTAGGCAATGATCCCGTCGCGGAAGGTGTTACTCGTAGCGCCACTATTGTTTGGCCCCGACCAAGGCACAGTTGGATTAAGAGCGTCATAAAACTGAAGCACTACTGGCGTATTCCCAGTTGTCGGGTCAAGGCTGATGTCCTGATCTTGGTATTGCGCCTCGATCAAATAATTGATTGATTGCCCTGATGTGAGCGGCGCAGCCAGTGTGGCGCTAGTGACCGTTCCAAGTTGAATGCCTTGCTTGACTATCTGATAGGCAGTATTCGCAGGCAACGTACCGCAAAGAGTCGCCTCAAGAGACTCAAGTTGATAAATCTCACCAGCACCAAGTTGCACCGTCATAGTTGACGGACTTGTAGGCGTGCATGCCAACCCATTCGCAACAGTGTTGGTGCCGAACATCGCCGCACATACCTTGGCAATAGCCGTCATCGTATTCTGCGCTTGCGAGCTATCTACCCACTCGTAGACTTGCGAACCTACATACGTTTCAACGCGACGCATAAATATTCCGTTCAATAAAAAATGGCCGCAAATCGCGGCCCTTGGTTGGATGTGGTGTAGAAATTAGTTTGAAATTCGAACGCCGATATTTGTTGCTATCGGCCTTGTTGCATTGATTGCTGCATAAATCGCCGCATCGCTCGCAACAGAGCTTTGCGCGGCAAGACCGCCGTAGTAGCTATTCGAAAGAGGTGTATTGAAAGCTGACCATGTGGGCGCATCAAAATATGCGGACCCTGCTGAATTACCCGTAACTTTTGGGCGATATGCGGTAATCAGTGCGCCAAACGGGCAGGCGATTGAGCCGAACCGCGCCACACCGTAAAAACTTGCTGGCCCCGTATTTGCGCCGAAACAGCCACTATCTAATGGCCTTGCTGGCTCAAAAATTATCGGAGCCCTCCCAGTCAATTGCGTGAGCACGCTGATCATTGCCGGTCGCGTAGCGCGCGCCTGAAATATGCTTACTTGGATTCTGGCGATATAGCTTGCATCAGACTCACCGGCATTGCGCGGCAAATTAGTTCCAAAAAAATCAGTCGCCCAAATATCAATCCAGCCACCACTAGAGGTCTGGATGCGCGTCTGCGCCCAGAAGAACATCACCAGCGTGTACATCACCGAAAATGTAGAGGCAATGCCAGTCAACAGGCCATTCAATATTGGCGTTTGCGTCAGGTCACCAAACCATCCCCGAGGAAGATAGGATTGCAGCCGAGATAAAACATCGGATTGATCACCGGTAGCCATGTCAAGTAACCCCCATAGTTCCAGCGACAATCGTTTGTTGCGCCGTTGCCGTTAGGTCGCTTGTGCCGCTATTCAGCAGAACTCCGGTAACATTTGTCACCCCTGGCGACGCGCCATAAGCAATTGCGGAAAGCATCGAATATGGGAGAGACTGACCTAGCGCCAATCCAGTGATATAAGTTTGCAGCGCAGTAATAACAAGCGTCACAACTGAGGAATGTGTGTAGCCTGTCGCTGTTGTAAGCACCATTACAATGTTGGCAGTTTCGACCGTTGGGCCGTGAACTCCAAACGTTGAGCACAGTGGACGCGCTGCATCAATTGCGGTTCCGACATTGGTCAATAATTGCGACGGAGGAGACCCGCTACCATCGTTCACAATGACGGTGAAATAGCCATTTTTGGTCGATCCGTTGTACTGCTTATTCTCTGCCACCGTGTATGTCAGGCCCTGCTGTACGCTTGCGATCGCGTTATAAATCGCTTGCAAGGTAGCAGCTTCTAAGCTGGCGATATATAAAACAAACCGAGCTCTAGCGGCAGCATCCAACTCTGCCGCCACGCCATTGGAAAATGCAGATGCATTTGTGACGTAATCGACGCCAGATATCGATGTGCCAAGATTACTCAATGCGCCAGAGGAAACATTACCAAGCACACCAGCTGTTGTGCACTGAATAGTAACGCTTACACTTGATTGGGCGGCTGGTAGAACATAACCGCCCAGCGTCGCGCTATATGCTGCATTTGTTGTGTCTGCAATGACTGCAAATTGCACAGTGCCATCGGCAGATTGCACGATAGCGCCAACTGGGATAACGGCCTGGTTCGTTGGCGTATATCGCGCAAATGTTTCTTGCCCCGTTGCGGCTACTGCCGCCAACCTGGAAAAACCAAACTGCGCAAACCATGAATCAAGATCAGTCTCGTTCGATGTTGCCGCGCGCGTCAGCGCCGCTACTTGCAGGATTAGCCCTTGTAGCCATAGCGCAATATAGGCCACTGCTTCATCAATGGCGCGCAACACCGAGCCGATTGTGAAGTCAACTAGCGTCGCCGCAGTGCCTTGCACTGCCGTCGCAAAATTTGTGACTAGCGCTGTGAATGACTGTGTATTGATATTTGCCATGGGCTACTTTGTAATATCGAATTCAAGAAACTGCGGCGTTGACGTATTGGCGTCTTGGTACTGA